TAAACATTCAGGCAACCAATTAAAAACATAATAAGAAATAAAAGCATTAGTTGTGTTGGTAAGTATTGAGATCAATTAATTATATGCGATTAAGTTGCTATTTATTAATACAAGCAGCTCACTTGTAATATGTGTATTTGTATCGGTGTTGCATTTATATCACAGTATTAGAATGATGTGTTGCATAAATGTCACAGTATTAGATCAATACAACCAATAATATATTTCCGATAATTAAACGTTATCGGAATAAACAGTCATTAGTCTACAGCTTGTCTATATTTTGGATAGCCACCCCCCCATACCACCGCCAGTTGAGCCGCCGATCAGTATATATATATACATGGGACTAGAGAACTCACTTTGAGCCACAGTCAGTTCACCACAGAATCTTCGCCACACACAAAATAGCTAACTTATAATGGGTATATCCACAAACAACCCGCCACCTTTTTTCTTTGCCTGACCAACCTTAATATAATATTAAAATACTACTAATAGTATATGAACAGATCAATGTACCAAGATGATGATGACAATGACTTTTATACAGCCAACGTAAAAGCAGTTGTTTATATTGAAAAAGATAACTCAATAACAGTTAAGTTCACAGGATTACAAAACAAAGAACACTCAGCAATATTTAGTTCTTGGTTAATGATGCTATTGAATATTGAGAATGCAATTATAAATGATTCAAAGTCTAAGGCGATTCATTAAATGACAAATATAACTGAAACAGTAATTAACAGCGGTACAATACAATACAAGATTCCATACTACCCAAGAGAAAAGCAAATTGAACTTCATTTTAATATGAAGAAATATCGCTGGTCAGTATTAGTCTGCCATAGAAGGTTTGGCAAAACAGTATGTATGATTAATCATCTACTAATGTCAGCACTACGTTCTACTAACAAAGCACCTAGGTATGCCTATATAGCACCCACCTTCAAACAGGCTAAGTCTATTGCTTGGGATTATATGAAACAATACACATCATTAATACCTGGTGTTAAATTTAATGAAACAGAATTACGTTGCGATCTTCCTAATGGAGCTAGAATAACATTATTAGGTTCAGAGAACTCAGATGGATTACGAGGTATCTATTTAGATGGTTGCGTTATTGATGAGTATGCAAACGTACAAGGTAAGTTATTTACAGAAATTATAAGACCAGCATTATCAGATAGAAAAGGATGGTGCGTATTTATTGGAACACCACAAGGAACTAATAATAACTTCTATGAATTATTCCAACATGCACAAGGTGATAAACAATGGTTTCATTATAAAGCTAAAGCATCTGAAACAAACATAGTTGATAATAGCGAATTAGAAGCCGCAAAGAAAGTAATGGGTGAAAAGAAATACCTACAAGAATTTGAATGCGATTGGATTGCAAATATAGAAGGTGCTGTTTATGGAGATGTTATAACTAAGATAGAAGATGCTAGGCAGCTAACAAGAGTTCCTTATGATCCATCACTACCAGTATCTACTGCGTGGGATCTAGGCGTGTCAGATCATTCAGCAGTTATATTCTTTCAACAAATGGGAAGAGCAATTAATATAATAGATTACTACGAAGAACGTGGTCAAGGGTTACCGCACTATGTTCAAATGCTACAAACTAAAGATTATGTTTATAAAGATCATTTTGCACCACACGATATTGAAGTTACAGATTTTGGTAATGGCAAAACAAGACGTGAGGTTGCTTATCAATTAGGTGTAAATTTTAAAGTAGTTCCTAAGATTCCATTTGAAGATGGAATACATGCAACCACTATGTTACTACCTAGATGTTGGATTGATATAGACCATTGCAAAAAACTAATAGATGCGTTAAGACACTACCATAGGAAGTTTATAGATAAGAACAGAATGTTTAGATCTAAGCCTGTACATGATTGGAGTTCACACGCTTGTGATGCTATGCGTTACCTTGCAGTTGGAATCCAAGAAATAAATACTAGACAATCTGCACCGCAAAGTGTAGCAGATAGTGATTATAGGATTATATAAATTATGGGATTCTTATCGCCAAAAATGCCAGCGTTGCCACCAGTGCAACCTTTACCTGAACCGCCTTCTAATAAATTAACAGAAGAAGAACAGGCAAAAATAAAAGCTGAACAAGACGAAATTCAAAGAAGAAGAAAAGGCAGAGCAAGTACAATATTAACATCTCCATTAGTTGAAGAAGCAACTACTGAGAAAAAAAGTTTATTAGGAATGTAATATGGGTGGTCCAATACCAAATCCTTTTCAATCTAAACCATCAGCTCCATCACCTGCTCCAGTAGCCGCTGCACCAACTGCTGCAGTAGTATCACAATCGGCTGCAACAGATATGGATGGCTCAGGAATTAAAAGAAGAAGACGTGGTAGATCTCCAACTATATTAACAGGATCTACAGGCGTTCAAGAAGGTGCAACTTTAGGCACACCAACATTGCTAGGATAATAAATGGCTGAAACAGATTTAGTAAAAGATCTCTTAAAGAGATTTGGAAAATTAGTAACACAACGTCAAACTTGGGAATCGCATTGGCAAGAAGTGTCAGATTACATGATGCCAAGAAAAGCAGATGTAACTAAAAAAAGATCGCAAGGAGATAAGCGATCTGAATTAATATTTGATTCATCACCATTACATGCTGTAGAATTATTATCAGCATCTCTACATGGTATGCTTACTAACCCTGCAACACCTTGGTTCTCATTAAAATTTAAAAATATAGAATTAGTAGATGAAGATGCGGCAAAGGAATGGTTAGAAGACTCAACAGAGAAAATGTATGAAGCATTTAACAGATCTAATTTCCAACAAGAAATATTTGAACTATATCACGATCTAATTACTTTCGGTACAGCAGCAATGTATATTGAAGATGATGAAGAAGATATTGTTAGATTTTCAACAAGACACATTGGTGAAGTTTACATATCAGAAAACAATAAAGGAAAAGTAGATACAGTATTTAGAAAATTTAAATTAACAGCTCGTGCATGTATAATGCAATTTGGCGAAAAGAATGTTTCTAAAACAACTAGAGGTATTGCATTAAAAGATCCTTATGAAGAAATTACAATTCTTCACGTTGTATATCCAAGAGAGAATTACGATCCTAGAAAAAAAGATAACAAGAATATGCCATTTGCATCTTGTTATATTGAACCAGAAAACAAACACGAAATATCTCAATCAGGATTTAATGAGTTCCCTTATGTAGTACCACGTTATTTAAAAGCATCATTTGAAATTTATGGAAGATCACCTGCAATGACTGCATTGCCAGATGTAAAGATGTTAAATGAAATGTCTAAGACGACAATCAAAGCAGCTCAGAAACAAGTTGATCCTCCTTTATTAGTTCCTGACGATGGATTTATTTTACCAGTAAGAACAGTACCAGGTGGTTTAAATTTCTACAGAGCAGGAACTAGAGATAGAATTGAACCATTAAACATTGGTGCAAATAATCCATTAGGTTTAAACATGGAAGAGCAAAGAAGAAATGCTATTAGAGATACGTTTTATGTAAATCAATTAATGATGCAATCTGGTCCACAAATGACTGCAACAGAAGTTGTGCAACGTAACGAAGAGAAGATGAGATTACTTGGTCCAGTTCTAGGAAGATTACAATCAGAATTATTAAGACCACTCATTGATAGAACTTTTGCAATATTACTTAGAAAGAAATTATTTAAACCAGCACCAGATTTTTTATCAGGTGTAGATATTCAAATTGAATATGTATCACCACTTGCTAAAGCACAAAGATCTTCTGAACTGCAATCTATTATGAGAGCTATAGAAATATTTGGATCACTTGCACAAGTATCACCAGTATTTGATCATATCAATATTGATAATCTAGTAACACACTTAGCTGACATCGTTGGTGTTCCTGCTAAAGTATTAAACTCTAAATCAGAAGTTAATGCGATTAGACAACAGAAACAACAACAACAAGATCAACAAATGCAAATGCAACAAATGCAACAAATTGCACAAGCTGGTGGAGCTGTAGCACCACTTGCTAAGGCATTACCTGAGGAGGCTAGAGCTTTAGTAGCACCACAAGAATAACAAACGAAAGGAAAATAAATGGAAGATCAAGTAAATAAATTAAAAGAATATTATAAAATGGTTTTTGAATCTGATGATGGCAAAATTG